GGAATAAATCAAGCAGTATCTACAGATCAAAAAGCGACAGCTATCGCGAAACAAATCGCGGATGCCAAAGCGGCCGAGGATAAAACATAATGTCACAAGGATTTTTTAAGAATATACCAGACATTCAATATGACTTTAAAAGTGATGGTAAGTACTATCGAGCTAAAGACTTATTTCGTAAAGTCTCGGTATGGAGTTATCTACAAGAGGGAATCTCAGGATATAATTATTATCGTATAACAGAAGGTGAGAGACCGGATGTTACAGCGTCCAAACTATATGGTGACAGTACCCTGTATTGGACATTCTTTTTAGTCAATGAAAATTTACAAGACTTAAACGATTGGCCGAAGTCGAATCTTCTATTTAATAAATTTGTAGACAGAAAATATTCAGGTACAGTTTTAGAATCTAGTAACTCAACAGACATTGTATCACACAATCACGAGACAGGAGTTTCATCTAAGTTTATAACTGGTGAGACTGTATCACAATCTTCTTCAGGAGCTTCAGGTGTAGTAACAAAGATTGATCCAACAAACAATAGAATCATATTAAATAGTGTTGTGGGTACATTTACAAATAGTACGGTAGTAGGTTCTGAATCAACAAAGAGTTTTACAGTATCATCTGTATTAAGAGAACAAGACGCGGTTCATCATTACACAAATTCACAAGGTTTTTTAACCACTGTATCAACAGGTAACACAGCTGTATCAAATTTGAAATATGAATTAGATATAAACGAAGAAAAGTTTTTGATACGATATATTGAACCACAGTATATGGATAAAGTGGTTAGTGAATTTGTTGAAATTATAAGAGAGTAATTATGGGAGTACAAGGTATAGACAGTTCTAACCCGAGTAGTTATGAGTTAGAAGTATTAACGATAGTCAACAACGAAGGGGAAGGTTTTGATGTTCGGGGTATTATGATAAATTGTAATATTCATGAATCACTTAACTCTAATTTTCTACTAGGTGATCTACTCCTTGGAGACTCTATAGCATTTTTAGAGAACGCGAAACTATTTGGTCAAGAGTCTTTAAGAATACGATTCAGACAACCGAGTGGTACAAAGAGTACATCAACCCACGACCAAGATAGTATAGATCAAATCTTTAGAATATACAAGATAGATAACGTAGCTAAAATTGATGACACCTTACAAACAATTAAAATTCATTTCTGTTCACCTGAACTACTAGCGGCTAAAAGAAAAAGAATAAGTCTAGCACTAAGAGGTTCAATGACCGATATGGCGGCGACGTTAGCTGAAGATCATTTAGGGATAGTTAATAAAAATCTAAAAACTAAACTAGAACCGTATTTCGAAGTTAGAGAAAAATCACCGGAAGAGAATTTTCATGTAGTGATTCCTAATTGGACAGTTAATTATACAATCAATTGGTTATGTAAACAAGCTCAAGGTGTAGATTCAAAAAGTGGACTTCAAGATTCATACTTCTTTTTTCAGACCGCTAATGGTGGATATAGAATACAAACATTAAAAACTATGATGAAAAATATCTATGCTGGAGGAAGACCATTTACATACGCGGCTTCTTCAGCGGGTGATTCTAAAAATGATCCATACGATACTACATCTAGTAGTGTTGGTTCGGGTAGAAAGGTATTGGCTTATAGTACAGCTCAACACGCTGATGTATTGAAAGGAATTGTTACAGGGTTATGGGCATCTAAACAAACTACTATAAATAATACATATAAGTTTTATACAGAAAAGACATACAGTTTCTTAGAAAAACATTTTGGTGGAAAAGGACAATCCATATCATCACATCCGTTTGTTCGTACACAAACAGAGAAATTACATATTGGATCATCAGCTGAAGGTGGAGATGTTTCTATTATAAGTTCAGTAGAGGGTAAAGCTATTAGTGATTACTCAGATGGGTTACATATGTTATCAAGTGATGCTTCTTTTGTTAATGATGAGAATGGTGATATTCATCAAGCTGATCATTTAACACATTTAGGTTCATCACAATTTAGAACCGCCGCTAGAGAATTGTTGGAGTATCATACGGTCAACGCTGTGTTATCAACTCGAACAGATATATCAGTTGGACAGATTATTAATTTAGACTTACCTTCAGTAAGACCCGGCGAAGAGGAAACTCAACCTAAATTTTACAACGGTCATCATTTAATTACAGATATCATGTGGCAGTTAACACCAAGTCAATGTAAGACAAATATTAAATGTATTAAAGATTCAGTTCTAAATAGTATTGAAACAACGAAAATAGAATATGGAGAGACGGAGAAATAATGTATCAAGGTAAAGAAGGATTTAATTGGTTCACAGGTATCATCGAAGATAGAAATGATCCCCTATTTTTAAATAGAGTTCGAGTTAGAATACACGGTTCACATACACACAATAAACAACATATCGCTACACCCGATCTACCGTGGTCAGAAGTAATGATGCCAGTTACATCACCTTCGTTATCAGGATTAGGAACTACCATCCATGGTCTTGTAGAAGGAAGTACTGTAATGGGATTCTATCGTGATGGAACTGATATGCAGTCAGCGGTTATCATTGGTTCGTTTGTTGGTATACCTCAATCATTTTATAGAATAAATGAGACAATTGTCAAGGGAACCAGAAACTTTCAAGAAATGCCTAGAACACCTATAGATGGATTTAATGATCCTCGTTTAGGGACAGAGTCAGACTATAATAAAAAAGATTATCCGGACGGTAATACTCCTAAACACATTAATAGGGGTTATGGTCTAACCTTAGCTTTAGATAAATCTCCTAGAAGAGATGGAAAAGCAACAGGTGAAGTATATCCTAAAGTAGGGTATCACGGAAAGTCTGATGTTAATCTATTAGCCAGAGGTGACAGTAAAACATATCCTGTAATTGATATAGCTTCAGGTGAACCGAAAAGAAATTATGTAAAACCAATATATCCATTTAATCATGTACACGAAACAGAATCGGGTCATGTATTAGAATTGGATGACACACCAGACAAAGAACGAATACATTTATATCATAGAAAGGGTACGAGAGTTGAGATAGACAAAGACGGAAACTATATAGAGAAGATAGTTAAAAACAAATACTCAGTTATACTTGGTGATGATACAGTTGTTATAAGTGGAAATGTTACTGTAAAAATCGAAGGTGATGCTACCATAGAAGTTGGTGGTGAAACCAATCTTACATCAAAAGGTGATATATCAATGACAGCACCCAAGATTAAATTGAACTCAGGTGGTTCAGCTAAACAAACAGTTTCTAAACTTATATCGGTTATTGATGATGTTATCGAAACTGTTGAAGATAAAATTAGTGATGTTGTAGATACAGTTACAGATTATAGATCAGGTACATAATGACCACATTCACAGTCTCACCTATAGTTATTCCACCACTAGCTTGTCCGAAGGTTATACTTCCGACTAAAGGTGATCTAGTTAATATGTTCGGTCAGTTAGCGAATCTACCTTCTCAATTAATACTAGCTGGTCAAGAAGAAACAGCTAAACAGATACAAGATATTTTAGATAGTGTTAGAGAGTTGTTATCAATTTATGATCCTAAATTTCAGACGATAGAAATACCGGAAATAGAATGGGAAATAATGATAACAAGGTTAGTTCAAGATTACCCTATGTATGTTCAACAAAAGTTTTTAGAACTTATCAGTAAACTAACACCCATAAGTTTTGAGTTAAATATTCTAGGTATTACTATAGACATACTTAAGATATTCACACCAGAAGAAATAGCTAAAGTTAAAACACAAATAGGTGAAGAACTCGATAAGTTTTATGATCTGTTACCAGAGTCATATAAATTCTGGGACGGAGAGTACGGATTTACAAATCCTGAACTCAAAGCTGAAGGAATATGGTCATTCATTCGTAGTAAGATTAATGGTGGTATGACAAAATTATTAACAGACGCTTTTGAAGCTTTGATTAAACTGTTTGATACAGCTTGGGACGCGTTAGGGTTACCAGATATTCCACTTCCATTACCAGACTTAAATGTAGAATCTATACTACAAGCGATTATTAAAGCTTGGAAAAAGAAAGTTGAACAAGGGAAAGCTACATATGCAGATTTGATAGAAGAGTTAGAAAGTATAAGTTTAGCTGGATTTAATTTAGTAGACTTGTTAGGTGGTAAGATTGAAGAATCAATAGAATCAGCTGAAAGAAAAATAGAAAGATTGATGGAAGGAGCTAGAGACTTCGCTGTGAATTGGCCTAGATACTTACTAACAAAATGGATGGAAACAGTTACCAAGTTCTTTGAAGCTATTGGATTAGGAGCTATAATAGAATTGATAACATTTACATTCTGTGACTTCTTAGACCTATTAGGATTTCCTAAGACAATCGATCTAAGTTTTTCCAAAGATATATCCGTAGGTAACTCAACTACAGCTGTACTTCCGACATAAATAACTATATGGCCCAATTCAATAGTAAAAATCAAAGTTCACGAGTATCAAGAAGATGGTTCTCTGATATAGATATTAATATGACTCTACACCCTGTTAGTAAAGACTTGACACTCAAATATGATGTCAATTCAATTAAAAGAAGTATAAGGAATTTACTATCTACAAATCTATATGAACGACCATTTAAACCGAGTATAGGTGTTGACTTAAGAGGTATGTTATTTGAATTAAGTTCAATGACTACTGATACAATTATATTAGAACAAGATATCATGACCTTGATTAATAATTATGAACCAAGAGCTCAAGTTAATGATGTCCTAGCACAAATTACTGGTAATAGTTTAAATGTATCAATGTATTTTACTATAGCTAACAATCCTTTACCACAAGAATTAAACATAACATTACAGAGAGTAAGATAATGGCATCGATAAACAGTTCAAATATTAACATAACAGATTTAGACTTTGATCAAGTATCAACTAGTTTAAAAGAATATCTAAAGGGTCAAACAACTCTTAAAGACTATGATTTTGAAGGATCAAATCTTTCTGTACTTATAGATTTACTAGCTTACTCAGCTCACACTTCAGCGTTCAACGCGAACATGGTAGCGTCAGAAATGTTCTTAGACACAGCTCAGATCAGAAAGAATGTTGTATCAAGAGCTAAAGAATTAGGTTACACTCCATCATCTAGAACAGCTTCTAAAGCTACTTTCGATCTAACTGTTACAAATCCTAGAGTTAGTGGTGAGACACCTCAGTCATTAACTATTAATAGAGGTCATGAGTTCACAACAGTCTTTGACGGTACATCATTTACTTTTATATCGTTAGAGAATAAAACAATTTCCCCGAACGGTGGTACATTCACTTTTGATAATTTAGATGTTCATCAAGGTAGTTTGACATCTGATATATATCGATTTGATGGACAAGTATCGAATCAAAGATTCCCTATGTTAAATACAAATATAGATACTTCAACTATATCAATAAATATAACATCAAACAATATAGTCACTTCTTGGAAGAAGGCTGGTGATCTTACAGGAATTAAATCTACTTCTAATGTATTCTATCTTCAAGAGAATGACGAAGGGTTATTCGAAGTATATTTTGGAGATGGTATAATCGGAGCTACTCCTAAAGACGGAGATCAAATAGTTATTTCATATCTAGTTACAGATACTAATCACGCGAATGGAGCTACGGTATTTTCTATGGCGACATCTATTAATGGTAACTCAGTTGTATCGTTTACAAACACAATAAGTGCTTCAGGTGGTAAAGACATCGAGACAACAGATCAGATTAAATTCTCAGCTTCTAAATTCTATACATCACAGAATAGGTTAGTTACAGTACAAGATTACAAAGCTAAGTTACAAGAACTTTATCCTGGAGCGGATTCGATCGCTGTATGGGGTGGAGAAGATAATACACCTAAACAATTCGGTAAAGTATTCGTAGCTTTAAAACCTTCTCAGTATTCAAATAATTTAACAACAGCAGAGAAGACAACACTCAAAAATTCATTATCGAATCTAAGTGTTCTAACAGTAAGACCTGAAATCGTAGACGCGGAAATACTACAAATTCTTTTATCTTGTAATTTCAAATACGATCCTACAAAAACTTCTCAAACTAAATCAGCTTTAGAAACATTAGTCAGAGCATCAATCCTTTCTTATGATAATAATCAACTTTCAGGATTTGATACATTGTTTAGACACTCACAATTATCTACACAGATAGACGGAACAGAGACTTCACTATTATCAAACATCACGAATGTTAAATTGAGAAAGAGTCATACAACTGTAGTTGACGGAACAGCTTCTTCAATTAGTTTATCTTTCGGTAACTCTTTATACAATCCACATTCAGGACACAATACAAGTGGTGGTGGTGTAATCACAACTACAGGTTTCTTTATTAGTGGTGATTCAAATAATTATTTCTTTGATGATGATGGTAAAGGTAGTATAAGAAGATATTATCTAAACTCATCAACAAGAGTGTACGCTGATAATGCAGCGGGTACAGTAATATATTCAACCGGTGTCGTAAGTATTAATTCGTTGACTTATAGTTCAACTTCTAATACAGATACTACAATTAATTTCACAGTAGTTCCTAGTTCAAATGATGTCATTTCGACTAAGAATCAATTGTTGGATATCACAGCTTCTGAAATATCTGTTACAGGTGTATCAGATACAGTAGCTAGTGGTGAAACGAGTGCTGGAGTGGGTTATACAACCTCATCTAGTTACTCCTCGTAATGATCTATGTATATGCATAGAGTAAAATTCCCTAGTAATAGGGTTCAAATAATGCTAATAAGAGGAAACTAAAAATGGCAGATAAAAAAATAACCGCGCTTACGGATTTAAGCACAAGCGTAGCTGGTGAAGACCTTCTACATGTAATTGATGATCCATCTGGAACTCCAGTAAACAAGAAACTTTCGGTATCGAATTTCTTAAACTACTTACCAGATTTCATCGCGTTCGCCGAAGCAGAAGATGCTAAAACAGGTGACTCACAGGCAGCGTCTGTAGTAACACCGATATCTAACCATACTGTATCAGCAGCCAATGACGACTTGTCATTAGCGGCCGGTGTATCAGGACAGTTAAAAATCATCTATCTAAAAGCTTTAAGTAACTCTGGTACTTCTAGAATTACACCAGCAGCTTTCACAGGTGGAACAACTATTACTTTGAACGCCGTTGGTGATTCAGTATTTCTAATGTACTCAGGTACAATGTCTAGCTGGATAATCGTTGGTGGTAATTCATACGCAGTAGCGTAAGGTAATTATTGATCAATGCCTATTTTTCATGACAGAATAGCTGACCAGATCGAGGAACTTCTTCCTGAATATTATCAGAAAGACGGACCTCGGTTTGTTTCTTTTATAAAATCTTATTTTGAGTTTTTAGAAAAAGGACAGCTGTTTTATAAGGAAGGAGCGGAGATTGATTACATTGGATTAGAAGATGGAACAACAGCAGGAGAGGCCTTTAATGAGTCTAATGAAAGAGGTAATCTTTTACAAGAGTCAGGTACTTATGCTCCGTCTTCTATACCCTCTGCTAAATTTAATTATGAAATCGATATCGAATCTGGTGGTACACAAAAGACATCTTTTGAAAAAGATGAATTCGTAGTAGGAAATACTACAGGTGCTATAGGAAGAATTGATGTTATAGGTACAAGTTCAAACCTTTATATTGAACAATTTTCAGAATCCCAGTTTGATATTAATGAGACGATCACGGGAAAAATATCTGGAATGAC